AGAGGCCTATGACATTAACATAGACAGGCTAATAGTATGACACAGCTGGAGCAAATTCTGATTATTGTCAAGCGTGAAATGCGCAGTAAGCAATTGCTCATGGATCATGATGCCAACACTAAGGCCACCAGGAACTACTGGTCAGGAGGGCTAAATGCCCTCACATACATTAAGCATGTAATTGAGAAATTGATAAACGAGAATAAAAATGAAAGAGCAACTGATTAAGATACTAAAGGAGAACATTGAGCTGACCTATAATTCGGCTCAGGATAAGATGTCAATTAACTTTGAATATTTGGCAGAGAAAATCCATGACTACATCACCGATGATGGCCTCACACAGATAATCACTCTAATCAACCTGAGAGCCATTAGAGGCAAGGGAGAGCAGTCCTTCATTGATGGCTGCGACTTGGATGACATTAAGGAGAGCTATCCAGATAAAGACTACGAAAAGGAAATCTATGTTGATGGCTTCTGGCAGGGCTACATTGAGGCCTATCAGGACACCACAGGCTTAAACCTACCGCTGCCATGAACGAGCCATCACCAATTGAAGAACTCATTGCTTTCATCATTGACAATGATGGGCAGATAGATGTCAATGACATCCTGATTAAGGCTGAGCTAATCAACATGCGCAGCAAGCCTAGGCATGCCGGCTGGTACTTTAATGGTGGCCTTTACCGTGACATTGAGCAACTCAATGGCAGAACCATGTCAGAAACTAATCATCCAAAACCTATCTATTATTATCCATGACAGCATTACAGGAACTAATTACTTACATGGAGGAGAATTTCTACCTGACCGATGAGAGCAGAGAGAAGTTTGGTGAGGCCATTGAAAAGGACAAACAGCAAATCATTGAGGCATTCAATTCAGGGCAGGCTAAGGAGGCCTCTGAATGCTTCTGGACTAAGGGCAATTATTATTACGAACAGAAATATGGGCAGCATACTGACAGCAATCTATGATGACATGATGGAGCAGCGTGAGCAACAACTTCAGGCAGTAGATCATCCAACCCACTATGGTGGAGCAGATAATACCTATGAGGCCATTAAGGTCATAGAGGCTTGGGAACTTGGCTTTAACCTGGGCAATGTCATTAAGTACATCAGCAGAGCAGGTAAGAAAGGAAGCCGGCTTGATGACCTAAAAAAGGCGCAGTGGTATTTGACAAGGGAGATTGAGAAGCTGCCCAAATTCTAAGGGTATAAACACATCGTTGATTACAGCAAGGTGTTACCTATTGGTATAATACCTAATGGTATAAATTGCTGATAACTATACTATTGCCGCAATATTGCGTGATATATTGGTCGCAAATATCGGCAACTTTTGCGACAGACTTGTACGGCAATTGTCAGTACATGCCGTTAATTTTAGCAAGGTGTTACCTTTTGGTATAATACCTTTTGGACTATGGCCTAACAAACCCCTGCTGAATCAGGCCAGCATTATCGCAGTTGAAGCACAGGCCTTCTCCTCTAAGGTTCAATTGCCTGGCCCAGATAGCCAAGCTCTGCTGGTAGCCATCTAGGAAGGTTGCCATAGCTCGCTCGGTGAACTCACGATTGCCTTGACTAAAGTAGTTGGCTCTGGGTGAGGCTACCTTCTGCCAAAGTATCTGATAGCACAGCAAATTCGCCCAGGCATCCACAAGGAACTCCCTCTGTTGGCAGATGAATGAATCAAGTGAGCATACAAGCTGAGCATCTATGTATATCCCTGACTGGCTACTATCCTGACTCCAGCTATCCCCAAACCCATAGCCTAGCGGAGCAGTTACTGGAAAGATGCTCCAGCCATTGCGCCATAGGTAAGTGAAACGAGTGGCGCACTCTATGTCCATCTGATTCCATCCCCAATCAGTGAACATGCCTGTTGTGGTGGGCAGGAATGTGCAATCAACTGCCACCATGATGTTAATCTTATCAAAGTCAGAATAAAACTCCGCATTGATTGGCACATAGTTCATGCCCTCTACTAAGTCAGCAGTGCCTTGGTCAAGTATCTTGCCATCTTGTGTCTGGAATACATACCACGGAATGCCAGCAACAGCAGGCCCAGCATTGTAGATGTAGATTTGTTTTACTCTTAGGGCTAGATACTTGCTGCCCTGAATGCTCACAAATGCTCCTTTCAGGATGGCTTCCTCTGGCACAACTTGCACCTGCTGCCACTGCTGAACAAATTGCTTGCGAGTCTGAAAAAGTACCTGATCTAATTGAGCCTCTGCTGATGTGAACAGTGCAGCTTGCACATCTCTCTTCATGCGCACATAGCTGACTGATTGCGCCGAGTTCCACATGCCCACATAAGAGGCTTGCTCAGGAGTGGCAATCTTATCCAGCAGCTCCGAACTCATGCCCGGATAATCATTGATGTAAAGGCCAGACAGAGGAGCATCAGTGGTGCATCCCTTCAATCCAATGTAGTCTTGCAAGCAGTTCATGTCACAAAAATAGTTAATTATCATGACTGCCGATGTTAGGGGCAGTAATGCGGAATATCTTATTAGTCAGGGCTACCCATGCAGAAAGCACTTGCCCAAGAATGAACATCAGAACTGAATCTGATTGCTCTACTTTCTCAATTTTATACAGCCAACCCACACCGGCAAGCAGGCCAACAAGCACAACACTGGTGCAGGTGTAGGCATAGACTTGCATTCTCTTACTGAACAAAGCATGACTCACATGCCTGGGAAGAGGCCTTTTAGTAGCCCTCCCACGAACCTTCCTCTCCGTTCCGCCCTCTCCTGCTTGTGATTTTTCGCCTGGTTGCATGAGTCAAGGTAAACAATTGATTTTGCAAGTGCTTTATTCTGCGCTCTAAGGCTATCAATCGAGCATTCAACATTGATGAGTCTTCCGGTTGAGTGCAACACCCAGGTATCATTCTCATCAATATGCTTTTCCAACTTCTTATGCTCAACTCTGGCTGTGTAAATGTCTCCCCCAATATAGAGAATGAACAGGCAGAATAGAATGAAGGTGTCCTTATTTATTTCCATAACAAAAGCTTTTTTAATTGCAGTAATAATTTATTGTAACCAGACATTTGCACTAGCTCACCGAGTTCATTATGCCACAGCACTTTCTCCTGATAACCCTTGTGAATGTCTAATATCATCCGGTAAATCCGATAGACAAGGATGAGCGACCATCCGTGATGGTATAGCCATTCCTCTCCGGGATTGTAAAAGTGTGGTTCTGGGTTAGCCATTTTAGTCAGTATGATTGCTCCATAGGCAGGAGTATCGTACATGAATTTGACCAGCCCCTCCCTTAGTTCGTGAGTCATTCTTAATATGTCCAGATCACCTGGTCAGGCTTATTAGGGTCGCAATCGCAGTGAATGAATCCATTTGCAATCCCAATGCGAGTGAATCCTGCCTTCAGCAGAGCATTCACAATTTGAAACTTGTGTGTGCCGGAGGTAGCTGCAATATCAGCTGCCCATCCCTGAACATGACTACTATCAGCCACTCCGCCTACCTTCTTATTGTGAGCCTCTGTCCGGTAGCCTGAGTTCACCTTGAATGGCACTCCGGCAATGCTGCGAGCATTGTCCAGCATTTGCAGGAATTTAGACTGCATCTTAACCCCTGAGCCAGGAGCATCAGGCGAGTCGAACTCTGTAATCTTAAAGTGCTTGAGTGGCTTAATCACAAAACAAAGTTACTTAATGCGAGTGAATTTTTTGGCTGCACTTTTTACGCTTTTTTTGCCAACGCATCCCCATGCCTTCCGGCTTAGGTCATTGGCACAAGGCGGCTTTGCGCATTTCTTAATGCCTGCTGAACGAGCGCAATAAGAATCTCCCTTGGCTGTGCCTGGAGCAATTGAATAGCCCTTTGCCCCAAACTTTACGGTCTTGCCATTGACCTTGGTCTTAAACTTCTTCTCAGCCATTTTACACTTAATTAGGTATTCACTTTACATTATCTGCCCTGTCCTCTGTACTTCTTTGCTTTGCCTCCCTTAGGCTTTTTGCTCTTCCGATGCTGGCCCTCTCTGCGCTTACCGAAGCTAATCTTTATTGATGATTCTTTGGATGCCTTTTTCATGATGTAAATATCAATGATTTAAGTATAATTTTGTAATCCCTTATGAGCGTTGAAGATAACATTCACATTACGAGAAATGGGCCTGCTGCTGGTACTTGCCAATGGCAGGCACTTCCTGAAGAATCAGGCAAATCCTAATCGCCCACAGAAGCAATGGGGCAATGATAGGGAGACAATTGACATGCTCGGTGTCATGGGTGAGTATGCAGTAAGTAAGGCACTGAAAATCCCAATGGACATGAGCTGCGGTCTGGAAGGTGATGGAGGCATTGACTTAATGATGGATGAGTATAATATCCAAGTCAAGACCACAAAGTATAAGACAGGCAGGCTAGTGTTCAACATGAATGATAAGCTGGATGCTCACATCTACATTCTATGTTGGGCAATGGAAGGGGCAGCAGAGGTCATCATTCAAGGTTACATCAGAAGGCAGAGCATGGATGAGGTCATCACTGAGCAGAACCTAGGTTATGGCCTGCGCAAGGTCATTGAGCAAAAGCACCTAAAGCCCATCTCCCTACTTTTAGCATATAGGGAGAAAAAGTAGATTGAAACCGTGACAATTTGGAACGGGTTAGAAATTGTAACCAGTTATCTACAAGTTGTAGTCATCTGAGGCCAGTCCTGCCCTTCTCCTTTGCAGCCTCATACTGCTCTTTGCTCACTGGCCACAACTGATGTCGGCAATTGTAGCCGCCCCGATAGATAAATATGGTGCTGCTGTTTGTGCCTGACATTCGCCCTTGCCAGCCTTTGAGATTAGGCCATGCCATAACCTCATCAGTAGTAAAGTATCTGCCTGCTCTTGATACGCAGAATGGCCTTGAGTCAGCAATCAGTGTGCCTTGGTAGTAGTAATGCTCAACATCCAAATCTTCAGCAATGGTCTGAATATACTCGGAATTAAATGTCATCACAGCATCATTGGTTGTCTGCTTAATGTAGCGATTCAGGAATGGCGCATCTTGTGGGCTTCCCTCAATAAACTTGCGCAATGTCTTATTAAGCTCAGAGCGTGAGCCTATGCCTGCAATGTTGTCTTTAAGTACCTCCTGAATTGCTGTGCCAAAGTTCTCCCTTATACCAGCACCTAGTAGCGCATCCTTTGTAGTGGCAATGTTGGCCTCAAGGATTGCCTCATAGAGTGCTTTCTTTGGTTTGAAATCACCAATTGCTAGCGTGATGTACTCATTGCTCAGTTCAGCGAGCATCTCAAAGCCCTTGATGACCTCAGCCACTTGCAGCTGATAAGGCGCATTGGTGATGATGGTATTGGCTATGTCCTTTTTGAGTTTAATCAGTTCCTTGAGTGACTTGGCTCTGTCCTTAGGGTCTAAGGATAAATCAGAGGCCAAGTCTATCACCTGGTCGGATAGCTTGGCAAAGACTCTCGGCAATGCCTCATCCATCCGGCTCTCAATTGCCAGTTGTAATTCCTGAATCTGCTTGATTAACTCAGTAGGTGTTGCCACTATTATCCAATTTCACCAAGCAGATTGTTAAT